GGAACTGATCCGGGCAAGACCGGCCCCAACGAAGTCCCTCAGCAGACCGCGGGGTACTCTGAACTCACTGGGTGGGTTATGGGGCGTGTCAACAGGTGGAGAGCTGTTCGTAACGCCAACTACCTGCGTATGTGGGATGACTACTATCAGGTCTGGCGCGGAGTCTGGACTGCCCAGCAGCAGAACCGTGAGATTGAACGGTCGAGGCTTATTGCCCCCGCTACCCAGCAGGCCGTGGATGCTACCATCGCAGAAATGACTGAGGCTACCTTTGGCCGGGGGATGTGGTTTGACCTAGACGACACAACTGACGAATCAAAGCTTGCACAGGCACAACAGTGCCGAGTTAACCTGCTCAACGACTTTCAGCGCGATAAGCTCAAGCACGCGATCATTGAAACCTATAGCTCCGGCTGTATTTACGGCACTGGTATCGCCAAGAGAATTGTTGACGAATCTGATGCGACCTCACTTGTCTCCGACGAGTTTGGCGGTCTACGAGAAGAGACCGAGCAGGTAAAGAAGGTCTATTGGGAATCCGTTCCCCCGCACGCTTTCGTGGTTGACACGACGGCCAAGAACATTGATGAAGCCCTCGGTGCAGCCCATGAAACCGTCAGACCTTATCACGAAATTAAGCTTAAGCAGGCAGCGGGTGAGTTCTTCAAGGGCACTATCGGCACGATGTCGGGATATAACATGGCTCTGGTTCTCAGAGGGCCGCGTGGCGAAAGCCTTGAGATTGACCCGGAAGACGGTGTCTATATCACGGAATACCATGGACTCGTCCCTACTAAGATGCTCGAGAGTGTCTCCGGTGATACGGACGATGACGGGGATAACCCGCTCGCTGGAATGGAACTGGAAGACCCGAATAACGTCAAGGCGGATGACGACGACACCTACACGGAAGCAATCGTCACTATCGCTAATGGCGGAACGCTCCTCAAAGCCGTTAAGAATCCTTTCGGTGGCGACCGAGGATTTGTGGCCTATCCGCACGACAAGGTCCCAAACCGTTTCTGGGGCCGCGGTGTCTGTGAGAAAGCGTGGAACTCTCAGAAGGCGCTCGACGCTCAGCTCCGCGCTCGTATCGACGCACTGGCTCTTATGACCTACCCGGTTATGGGTGCCGACGCTACGCGTCTGCCTCGTAACCTGAATCTCCAGATTACTCCCGGTAAGACCATCTTTACCAATGGGGCCCCCAATGAAGTAATTCAGCCCCTCATGTTCGGCAACATGGACCCGGCCAGCTTCCAGCAGTCCGGCGATCTTGAGCGCATGGTTCAGATGGCTACCGGGGCCCTTGACATGGCTTCGCCCATGAGTCCGGGCGGTGGCGGCAATGAAACCGCTGCTGGTGCCTCCATGTCCTCGGGTAGCATGATCAAGCGCGCTAAGCTTACCATGCAGAACGTGGACTCCTACTTCCTCCAGCCGCTGGTCAATAAGACCCTCAGGGCATACCGGGTCATCGACCCGCAGCGATACCCGGTGGATGTTACCTTCCGTGTCAATACGACTATGTCGGTTATGGCGCGGGAATACGAACAGAGCCAGATGACTAATCTTCTGGCTATTATCCCTCCGCAGACTCCGGCGTTCTTCGTCGTTCTGCAGGCACTGGCCGAGAACTACTCTGGCCCGTCTAAGGACAAGCTTATTAGTGCTATCCAGCAGATGCAGCAGCCCGATCCTAAGGCCCAGCAGATGCAGGAACAGCTCCAGACACTACAGATCAAGCAGCTTGCTGCTACTGTGGAAAACCTCGGCAAGGAAGCCGGAAAGCTCGACGCAGAAGTGCGTCTCCTGCTGGCTAAGGCTAGTAAGGAAGATGCGTCTATCCACCTTGAAACGGATAAAGTCCACAACTCGACGGCACAAACCGCGATCATGGCTCATAAGAATAACCTTATGTCGCGGCAGCTTGATATCGAGGAACAGAGACTCCCAATTGAAAGGATGAAGGCTCAGAATGCAGGAAAGTCAACGGAATCCAAGTGAAGTTCTGTCTGCTCTAGAAAAGTATGAGCAGATGTTCGCCACTGAGGGTTGGAAGATGTTTACGGATGACATTCGTGAGAATGCCGCCACTTTGTTTCCGGGGCTCATGCTCCGGGTAAGCACAGAAAAAGACCTAGACTTCGCCAAAGGGAGGAATGACGTTTACACGTATATCCTCGGTCTTGAGCGCTCAATCGAGACCGTGAAGGAACAGGTGAAGAATGAAATTAATGATGTTTGATTTTGAGTGTGGGAAATGTGGACACACGTTTGAAGAGCTTGTCAAATCCACAGTTAAATCCCAGAAGTGTCCAGAGTGTTCTGGCCGAGCTTCTCGATGTGTCTCTATGGGACACTTAGACTACCTGCACATGGGCGTTGATACCGCTCTGGGCACGGCAGCAGATAAGTGGGCTAAGATGCAGTGGCAAAAAGCGCGATCGGATAAAGGTAGTCGTCGTGACGGGGCACCTAACCTGAAGATGTACTGACCTCCCAATTGCTATTTCTATATCCTTAAACCCCCAAGAGGGGCAGGAGTTTTAATTTGACTACGACTAATGCGAACGATTTTGATCTTGAGTTTGTTGAGGCGACGGATAACGGTGAAACGCCCGATGCCCCAGTAAACGATGGTACACCCCAGATCCCTGATAAGTATCAGAATAAGTCTGTGGAAGATATCATCAAGATGCATCAGGAAGCTGAGAAAAAGGCATCCCGCCTCGCTAATGAGGTGGCCCAGACCCGAAAGCTTGCTGATACACTTCTAGATATCAAGACGCCAACCGCTCCGGTGCCCAAGAAGGACGTCACGCCGGTAACGACTGACGACCTATTTTCGGACCCCAATACAGCACTACAGCGTACTATTGAGAATAGCTCTGTTGCTGATAAGGTAGATGCAGCTCAGAAACGGCTCGACAATCTGGAGACCAGCCTTGGTCGACGGGAGTTCGAGAGTGCGTATCCTACATATATGCAGGATGTGCAGGACCCAGCCTTCCAGGAATGGGTCGCTAAGAATCCGGCCCGGCAGGGTCTTCTGGTTGCCGCAGATCGCTACGACTTCAACGCCGCAAGGTCCCTCTGGGATATGTGGGGTGAGTACAAGGAGATCTCGGGTAACGCCAGACAGAATGCCGCCAACAGTGATCGTCAGAACCGCATCCGTGCGGCCAAGACTGTCAAGAGTGCGGCAGCGGATTCCGTTGATGATAATGCTCGGCCTATCTATAGCAGGCAGAAGTTGATGGATCTTCGTATTCGGGCAGCGAACGGTGATGAACGTGCTCGTGCCAAGTACGAAAGCCCGGAATTCCAGCAGGAAATGGTTCTTGCTTATCAGGAAGGCCGGGTGCGCTAAACGGTGTTGTACCGGGGGCGTATTTAAGTAAAAACTAAAGGATATTGAAATGGCTCTTGGTACTAACCAGATTACTACTACCACCGCCGCTGGCGGTAGTGCGAATGGTAAGGCATTCGTCCCAGATTTGTGGAGTGATGAAATCGCGGTCGCTTACAAGAAGAATCTTGTTCTCGCGAATCTTATTGCGCGGATGGATCACACCGGCAAGTTCGGTGCGGTTGTCCACGTTCCCAGCCCGGTCCGTACGTCGGCGGCTACGTTCTACGCTTCGCAGGGCGTCCAGATCACGCCGACCGTCTCGACGGAAGGTGAGTTCACTGTTACGATTAACCAGCACTGGGTTAACTCGAAGCAGATTCCGGATGTGGCCGAGAAGCAGTTCATGCCCTCGTACCGCCGGTTTATCACGGACGACCTGAGCTACTCGCTTGCCAAGGCGGTGGATAACTACCTCCATGTCACGCTGGCTCCGACGTTCCGTGGTGCTTCGGCCCTCGCGGGCGCGGTGATTGGTTCGGATGGCTCCACGGCGTGGAGTGCGACGGCCAACACCAACACCGGTAACGGTGCGGCCCTGACTGACGCGGGTATCCGTAAGGTTACCCAGACGCTTGATGACCTTGACGTTCCGGGTTCGGATCGCTTCTGGGTTATCCCGCCTGCGGAAAAGAACCGACTCCTCGGTCTCTCCCGCTTCACGGAGCAGGCGTTCGTTGGTGAGGGTGGTGCGGCGAACTCGCTGCGCACTGGCAAGGTTGGTGACCTGTACGGCGTTCCGGTCTACGTTAGCTCGAACTGCGCGTTTGTCGATGACAACGCCGGTACGGCGACCGTGGCTGCGGCGCAGGGTACCGGTACCCACTACCGTCAGGCGATCTACGCCCACCGTGACTCGGCTGTTCTCGTTGAGCAGATCAAGCCGCGCGTTCAGGCGCAGTACAAGGTTGAGTATCTTTCGGACGTTCTCGTTGCCGACACTCTGTTCGGCGCGGCACTTGTCCGTACGCTCTCGACCTCGGCTGGTAGCCCTGACGTCACGCTGGATCGTGGCATCAGCGTTATCGTCCCGGCCTAAGGGATAAACGATGGCAACTTATCTTAGTATCGTTAACTCAATCCTCGTTCGTTTACGAGAAAATACGGTTGGTAATGTCACCGACACTGCCTACTCGACTCTGATTGGTCAATTTGTTAACGACGCTAAGCGCGAGGTCGAAGACTCGTGGCAGTGGTCATCGTTGCTTGATTACGTCGACGTCCCGGTAATCGCCGGGACGTCGGTGTATAATTTGAATAGCCTGACTACCGGCATTAACGGTGCAAATCTTAATGAGCGCGCTAGGGTCAGGGTTGATCTTCGTAGGGGATCATCACAGGTGTACATTACTACGCCTACCTATGAAAACAATCTTCGTCACTATCAGTTTGATACTAACGAGATTAATCGGGCGATTTACGCCAATAATTCAATGACCAACGTACCGACAGGATTCGCGCTTACGCCGCTCCCGTCCGCTAGTTGGGTCGATGGCAAGTTCAACAGGAACTTCAACATCTATACTCCGCCCAGCGTCAATCTGACGATCCGGGCGTGGTTCACAAATCCACAGAATAACCTCGTGAATAACACGGACGTTATGATGGTCCCAGAGGCACCGGTAAGCCAGAGAGCCTACTTATTCGCCCTGTGGGAACGAGGAGAGGAGCTTGGCGAAGCACTCACCCTGACTACGATCAAGGCTAACGCGGCCCTGCAGGACGCTATCGGGCACGACCAGAACAACCAGTCCCACGAGTCTGGATTCTTTGTTGACTCTTATAACCCCGCC